CCTTGCAACTTTCGCACAAATCCCGCGCGCTCCCCGTATAGATGCCCCAGGAACCCAACCCCGTAGCGCTTCGACACTTCCGGCATAGGGCGAAACACTTCCGTATCAACCCCGAAAGGCAACCAAAAGCCGCGCCAGCGAATAGCGTCCTGCAATGCCGGATAGAAAGAATAAGCGCCGCCGGCGCGCGCCATAGCATCATAACGGGGAGAAAATTCCTCATCGGCCCGCCCGGCAGACTCTACGTGCCAAAGCGCTACCGGGCAAGCGAGCCCCTTCCACCAGTCCGCCGAAATTCTATCCGAAGCAAGAGCGATTGCCAGGTCTAATTTCTCGCCCTTCAATTGCTCTATCGCGCCGCGCGATTCGGGCAAGCTTGGACCGTAATCCCGATCAGGAACGGGTACGCTTAAGACGTCGTATCCCATGCGCCGCAAGACCGCCGCCGCCCCGAAAGAATGATTCCAGGAAATCCACTCGTTCGAACAGAAAATGCAAGCGATACGCTTTGCCCCTACGGGCAAAGCTACGGGGGCTTGCTTCGGGCTCTCAACCGCAACGGAAGTTGCCGTAAGGTCGGAGAGAAACCCGGCGGGTAGGCTTTCGCGGGGCATTTTCCGCCAGGGAGGGTCGGTATACCGGAATTGCCAAGTATTACCACCATGCCGGCGCGCGACCATCATATCCCGCCCGCTCTCCGCCGCGACAAAATCCCGGCCCCGGCTTGCCGCCTCGCGCAAAAAGCGCGAGTCTTCCCCCTGCTTAAGCTCTTCGTGGTAAGGGTGTCTTTCCCACCAGGTTCTATGAAAAAGAAACGAAGTCCCGCAAAGGTTTTGCCCCGGAATATTGGGAGCGTCAAACCAGTAAGCAGAACCGTCCCGCATATCCCAAAACCAAAGGGAAGAATACCCGGTAAGCGTTGCCCCCGAAGACCGTAACCGCCTCACCTGGTCTTCGATTCGCCCCGAAGCCGACCAATCGTCGTCGTCCCATACGCAAATAAACTGCCCCTTCGCTTCCCGGCAAGCGGTATTATGCTTTTTTCCAATCAGGCATTTCTCCGGCAAGCGAATATAGCGGATTCGCTCGTCTCGGATAAGTTCCGGGCTTAGCGGTTGCTCGCCGTCGTCGACCACGATCAATTCCCGAGCCGCATAGGTTTGATTGAGAAAAGCGCGCAAAGCGAGCGGGGCTAAATCCGGCCTATCCGCCGTCGCCATAATACAGGTTACAAGACCGTCAACGCCCATAAGCCCCCCTCACCTTTCCAACCCGGAGCCCGATACTCCGGGTTGCCGCTTCCCAGCCGTCTAAAACGTCCCAGGTACATAAGCCCTCGTCAATCGCTACGCCGTCAATAATGCTGTCTTGCCGCCGCCGCATATCGCCGCGCTTACCAACGTGGGTATTTCTCACCTTGATAAAACCCCTTGTCATAATACCGGAAGAATTCCGGCGCGATTCGCGCGATATGTCCGTCGGGGGCTTGCGTTATTTTGACAAGCCAGCCGCCGACGTGGGCTTGAAGCTTTTGCTTTCGCATGAACGGGGTTTGATCTTGCGTGCATCCCATTTGAACGCAAAGCACTTCGCGCGGGAAACAAAAGTCTGCCTTGTGGTAGTGGCCCAGGAGCAAGAGCGCGGGCTTCTCGCCACCTTGGAAACTCTCAACAATCTTTTGCGGAGCGTAGGAAATCGCATAGGCGGAGCCGCCGCCTGGGTGCATAACCTTAATCCAGGTCTCGCCCTTCGGAGCCGGCAAGAGAATATCCGCCTCAAGGTACCCGAGATAATGCAAGTCGCGCCGGCCCGCCCGGTTGAATTCGTCTTGCATGACCTGGCCGATATTCAAGCCTTCGCGCTGAGCGTACCAGCCCTCGTGGTCATCGCCCGCGATAAAATGCGTAGTGATACCCTTGCGCTTCGGGTAGTCGCGCGCCGCAACCTTGCATTGCGCCGTCAAGCCGGAAGCGCCGGGAATAAGGTCAAACTTGTTAAAGCGACACTCTCCGTCAATCAGGTTTCCGCCGTGATAGACGTCCCGGATACCTTCCGACGCGAACAGGTCATAGAGCGAATTCAGAACGTCAAGGCGCGCGTACTTCGACCCCAGGTGAGAGTCCGCCACCGCTCCGAACCTGTAAACCTCGCCCGAAATCCGCGCCGGGTCAATCTTGAGCAACCCGCCCGGTCTCATATCGCGAAGGATTTCCGCCCGCCCGTCTTCCGAGACTTCGCAATTAAACCCGCGCTTTTTTAGCTCTTTGATTGCGCTTTGCAGTTGCCCGACGCCCCGGTCTAACTTTGTGGAGAGTTCGCGCAAGCTTGCCGGCCCCGCTCCCAGCGAGCGCTTGAGCCTTCCTAGAAATTTCTCGTTGTCTCGTTTCGTCATTCCCTTCCCTTTCTTTTCGGCAAGCCCGCAAAAACACAGTAAGAGCGTCGTCGCCCTCGTCTTTTTGATAGGCGCGCCGCTCGCGCAAAAGTTCAAACAGATAGCCGGAAGCGTTGAATATCACCGCGCAAAGCGCGTCCTCGATAGGTTCCCGGCCCACTAACCCCCGATGGGCAAGCCACCAGTCGAAAACGTGACGCAACCCCGACTTGATATAAGCGCCCTTCGGTATTCCCTTTTGCCAGTTATCCGACTCGCGAACCTTGCCGTCCGCCTGGACGCGATTCCGGTTCATGTATTCGGCATAACGAGCCATTACCGCCGGAGAAAGAAAACCCTCATAATCGGGCTTCGTTGCGTCATTGTCGCGCGTAGCGCCGGTTTTGAATTGCCGCACGGTTGTTCCTTTCCAGCCAAGCGCACGCCGGCCCCCAAGAATCGAAACGCCGGAGACCCGGCAGATAATGGAAAATATGTTGCCTCGGCCCGACTACCGCCAGAGTCTTACACAACCCCCAGGCTATGCCGTTTTCAACGCAATGCCCGCCGCGCGTAAATTTCACGTCGGGTTCAAACGTAAATAAAACAAAGTGTGTCGCCGCCGTGAGTTCACGGACGTCTCGCTTGGCAGTTTTCCTACAAAAGCTTTCGGAAACCGCCTTCATGCAGACATTCGGAGCGAAGCTTTCCCGGAACCAGGTTGACGTTACCTTAATGCCGAGCGCTTCCAGTTCGCGCGCCGCCGCCGCAATTTCAACCTTGCGCGAGTAATGACCCGCGAGATAAACGCGAATACCTATCATTGCTCCCCCTCTTTCCTTTCTGCGAATTTCTCCGCCGCCTCTCCCAGCTTGCCGCAACCGTACACGCTTGAGATAAAGACCGCTTGCCCGATAAGCGCGTCCCGAGACAAGCCCGCCGCAACCCCGCGCGCCCTAAGAACGGAATAAACGTCAAGCGCCAGGAAGACTAGGACCGCGAGCCCGGAAGCCGCGCGCGCGTAACTTGCAAGCGGGTCATTCGACATTACCCGTTTGAGCCATGCCAGCATTATTTGAGCCCCCTTGAAGTCTTCACCAGGAAATCAATTTCCCAGGCTTGTTCTTTGATAATTTGACTTTGGGTGTAAATCTGAGCCGACGCGAGCGCGAGCGCGACTAAAAGTAGAATGGCAAACTTCCGGCTCTTCCAGTCGCGCACATAGAAAAACTCTAGCGCCTCCCTCATAATCCGCCCCCGAGTGGCGCGAGAACCGCGCGCAAGATTAGACCCAACATGTCCCCGACCCCAGCCGCCGCCGCGAGCATGAAGGCCGGCCAGGCCAGAAACGAGAGCAACGCCGATACTCCGACACAAGCCCACAAGAGCCAGGACCGCATAGGAGCCCTCCGGCTATCTCAGATTGGAAATTTGAAATTAGAGAAAATGCGCGAGAACCGTAAGCGCGCCGGAAAGGAATCCGCCCGCCGCCCATCGGAATTTAGAGCGCGCCGCGTCCCGCTTAACCTTCGTCACTTCGGCTTGAAGGGCTTGCTTGTCCAACTTGCAAGCCGCGTTGTCGGACGCGTGCGCCGCTTGCTCCGACCCGAGCGCCGCCGCGTTGTTGCCGGCTATGGCTTGCTCTTTCGAAACCTGCGCCGCCAGGTCTTGCTTGTCCCGCGTCAAAGTCTGAACAGCCTCAAGCGCGATAAGCGACTTCTGAGCCAGGGGCAAGGTCGCGATAAAGCCGCCCGCCGGAGTTAGAACCGGAGCCGGCTCGCCCGCCGCCGCCCCCCACTTTGTAGCAAGTTCGGACGGGGGCAAGCTGATAACCGTTTGCTTCTCGCGCTCAAGCGCCGCGTCCCGCGCCGCCATAGCTTGAGCGAGCCCGCCGATCTGAGCCTGTAAGCCCCGGTTTTGCTCCGCCAGGTTCGCGATTTCACGCGCCGTTTCCTGCTGTACCGCCTGGTTCGCGCTGTCGCCGGCCCGCGCCTTTTGCTCCGCGAGCGCCGCCCGCGAGTCCGCCCGCTCCGCCCGGATTGAATCATAAAGATAGACGCAACCTAAGAGCGATACGAAGCAAGCCACAATCAAAACCAGGTGACTTGCCCCGAACGCGAGAAGCTTTTTCTCTTCGGCTTTCGCCGCCGCCGCTAAATCGGAAGCCGCTAAAATCGATACGGAAGCCATAATTTTACCCTCTTTTCTTGCGTCCTTTTCCTTCCCCGCGCATCCACGACGCGTGGGGGTCTCTATGACACAACCACATTGCGACATTTGCACAAGCTGTAAGTACTACCTTATGTCGACGGGGTACACCGCCGCGCTCAAGAGCGCAAAGAAAACCGGGGTAGCCGCCGCGCTCTTCGCCGCCACAAGCGGAGCGCTTGTTACCGCCGTCCTGTTTTGGGTCTTTCGCCGGCACCTGTGCGGGTAAGGCTGAAAACTAGCCGAAATTTCGCGCACGTCGGGGTCGCGCCGCGCCGTTCGGGGGTAACGCAGTACGATTGCCCTACCCCTCCGCATAAATCCTCATGCGGGCCAAACCCTTGCTAACATACCCCTCGTCAAAGGTCTTTCCGTTCGGCCCGCCGGTATTCCAGCATCGCAAGAGCGCCTCGGGGTTCGCCGCCGGGTCAAGCCCCCACTTGCGCGCGAATTCCGAGAGCATGAGAACGGTTAAAGGCATAGACACCGCCGGGTTGCCCAAAGCGAGATAGTCAACCTTGTGGCATACCGCGTTGTATCCCATAATCTGAGTTGCCCCCCAGCTTGACGCCAAACCGCGCAAGGCTTCGTCACCGAGCCCGGCCAGGTCCGCTTTCGTTATAGAGCCGTACCGGGGAGCCGTTCCCACTTGAACCCGCACCAGGTCCGCGTACACTTTCGGCTCAAATCGCCGCGCGTCGTCTCGCCCGCCGCTTTCGTTCGCGACTAGAGCCCCCACAAGCGCCTCGGGTATGCAGGTATCTTTCACCGCATCCCGGATAAATGCCCCCCACTCAAGCCGTATTTTCGCCACCATTTCAAGTTCGCGCATAACTCCCCCCTCTTAAAGCCAGTGAAAGAAATGTTTCAGAAAAGCGAGGATCATTGCCGCCGCCACCACCGCTCCCGCCGCTCGAATAACGGTCAATATCGCGCCTAGCCACGCCGCCCGCTTGCGAACGTCCTCAAGGGCTTGAACGCGCTCCGCCAACTCTTCCCGCGCCGCGCGCTCGTTCTGGCATCGGCCCGGTTGCCCATTGCCGTCGAATTTCTTGCACCACTTATCAAAGTTCTTTCCCAGGTCTTTGACCCCTTGTTCAAGCGCTCCGAAGCGCGAGCTAAGGTCATAGAGCAAGTTTTGTTCTTCGTTTGACATTCGAAAATACCTTTAAGAGAATTTCGTACAGGAAGGAACCGGCTTACACGTTTACAGCGTAGGCACTCACTACCGCGTTCGCATTTCCGCTTGCGTTGTTGTAAGTGTAAATGCTCGTTACGCCGGCCACACTCAAGTTGACCGCCGTATCAATTCCGCCCGCAAGGGCCACGTTCCCGACTTGAGCATAGAGAATGCTTGAACTAGAACCTAGAACGCAAACATTAAACGCGAACCCGACATAGCCCGAAAATGTCGGCAATGCAACCGACCATAGACCCGTGTAAGTGTAATTGCCGCCGCTGTAAGTGACCTTCTTAATGGTGACAAGGTGGTCCGATTGCTCAATGTTGAGGTAGTATCCGTTATACCCGTCATTAGAAATGAAAAGAGCGACGTCGTGGGCGGAAGGGGAGTTGATTACCCCTTGTATCCTTAGCGCCTTCCAACCGCTCGCCAGGGTTTGGTTTGCCGTATAAACCGGAGTAACTCCAAACTTCGCAACCCCTGAACCCCAGGTCAATCCTTGCGCCGTCTCTCCCGGATAACCCCCGCCGCCGCCGGAACCCGCCGGCCCTTGTGGACCTTGTATATTCCCTTCTTTTGTCCAGGCTCCCGTAATCAGTTCATAAACGTCACCGTTCGCCGTATTTAGGTACCAGTCACCATTCGCTTGACCTGAAATCGTACCGGGAGCCCCCGAACCGTAATACCAGAGAGACCCGCGCGCGCCGGCGGAACCGTTCGTTCCGTTTGTTCCGTTTGTTCCGTTCGTTCCGTTCGCTCCCGCCGCGCCTTGAATATTCCCAACCTTAACCCAGGCTCCGCTTTGCAGTTGATACACGTCGCTGTTTGACGTGTTCAGGTACATATCACCGTTGAGTTGCCCCGCAATCGTACCGGGAGCGCCGGCCCCCTCATTCCAGAGCGAGCCGCGCGCGCCGGTATTGGTGGGCGGAACCGCGAACGTACCGTCCGCCTTCAAATACTTTCCCGCCGCCGCCGCCCCCGCCGGCGGAGCCGGAGCGTAGCCGGCCACTCCGCCCGCGCCGGAGTCTCCCACCATAACCGGGGGTACTGCGAATGCTCCGCCCGCGTGCAGGAATTTGTTCGCCGCCGCCGCCCCCGCCGGCGGAGCCGGAACCGTTCCGTCCGCTCCGCCGCTTCCCGCGTCTCCGGTAAAGTCCGGGACATTCGCGGAAACGTCACGAACCCATAAGTTAGGGTTGTTTGGGTCCGGGTAAGGCGCGCCGGCTTGCCACTTGACCCCAGCCGCCCCGGAGGGTTTGGCTGGGGTCGCGTCGTTCAAATGTACTTCGGTTGGTTGCTGTCCTGAGACCGCCACAAACCCTCCAGGGGTCTTGAGATTTGAGATTAGTTGATATAGAAGGTACCGGAAACGGGGAGAGAAACCGGAGCCGTGGTACTTGCCGGTACGGTTGCCGCGCCGGGAAAGCCCCGACCAACCGCCGCCGACATTTGATAGACCTTGACGTTATAGCTCGCTTGAACCGCGCCGAAGTCCGTCACTTGCTCCGCCTGGGAGTAAACCGCGCTCGCGGTTGTGGCGGAAAGGGTCCGCACCACCGCGCCGCCGGCCCCGAGAATGTCAACCTGGTAAGCTTCGGATTGCTCCGACACCGGCCCCGAGAGCCCGTCGCAAAGCGCGAAAGCCCCGGAACCGTAAGAGCCCCCCAGCCGCGTGCGCCGGGTCCAACTCAGAATTAGGTTCTGCGCGCCGTCAAAAGCCCCGCCGATGCTCACCGGGGAGTAAGGCATTAAATCCCGGCCCGCGATAGTAAAGTCTTGAGAAGCCACCGCGTCGACGGTCTGCCCGTTCGATACCGGGCGATAATAACGGAGCGCCCCGAGAACCGAAGCCGGGAGCGCTTGACGGGTAAATCCGCCGGAGCCCAGGACTATAACCGACTCGTTCGAACCGTGAGAGCCGCAAGCCGCGTCCGTACCGCGCCGGCCCCGCAAGAGCCCCGAGACCGTCCAGGAGCCGTCCGTATTTTGGGTTGCGGTTGTGAATTGAACTAGCTCGCTTCCCACCATAAGCGCGTTAATACCGGTTGCGATAAGTTGCGCCTGGGTCGCGCTCGCGAGCGAACCCGAGAGCCCTTGTATCGTTAGTGTGTTTACTGAATCAAGAGCCCAGGGGCTTGCCGGAGCCCCGAGAATAGAAGCCGCCGTCCCGATATTGAGCGACCTTCCCCCGGAGTTCTCCGCCCCAAAGGTCTGATTATCGGTTGCAACATAGAGAACGCCGCCCGACCAACCCGCCGCCGCCACAAAGCCGAAGTAATATCCCGTCCCGCCGGGGTTCGCATCGGAATCTTGCAAGAGCGGAATGTCAAACAGAACCAGGGTACAAACCACAAGCGAAGCGCTAGAGCCGCCGGCATAGTTCAGGGTCGCGCCGCCCGATGCAACCGAAAGGTAAGCCGCCGGCATTTCCGAAACCGCCCCGAGCGCGATTGTCCGCCCGGCCCCTTCCGTTGTCTTGACAATACGAATTTGTTCCGTCGTTCCCTGCCCCACAAACCGTACCACGTCCGTAGGGGTCAAGACCGTATAGAGCGCCTTCCAGAGATTCAGGTTAAACTTGCGCCGCTCAAGGTAGGAAAGAAAAAGCCCTTTCTCCGCTATCGCCGCCGCCATATCCCCGTCGAGCGCGTAAGGTACCTCAAGAATGCTTTGGTTTTTGGTCTTGACCGCCGCCCCGCTCCGCCGCTTGGCTTGCTTCGATTGCTGATAGTCAATTGCCGGGTCTGCGTAAATAACCTGCATCTCTCGCGGAAGGTCTTGCTCTTGCCCCATTTCCTCTTCAAATTCTGCCCGATCATCGGCTAAGCCTAAATCCGATTCCGGTATGGTCATTAGGGAAGACTGCCCGCGCGGAACGAACACAAGCCGCCCGTCGATTTCCGCCGCGTCAAAGAAGTAACCGCCCGCGAGCGCCTTCAAAATCGCCGCTCCGGTTGTGGGTCTGCCGATAACGTAGCCGATAACGGGTTGCCCGACCAACCGCGAAACGTCAACCTGCTCCGCCGTCAATCCCGAGCGCAAGCAAACGTCAAGAACCACGGCCGCCAGGTCGCTCCCGCTCCCATCGGAAACCACTACGCCGCCGCTAGGGAAGGTTGCGGTTATCGTTACATAGACAACCGCGCTCGTTCCGTCGCTGACATAGTTGCTCCGCAATGATGCGGAAATGTCGCCGGATACCGGAGCGCTTCCGGCCACTCCGATTAGTGAAAGAAAGCCGTCGAAAGCTACGGAAAAGTTAATAGTCGGAGAATTGAGCGCGCCGGGAGTGTAACTCCCCGCCTGTATCGCTCCGTCGTAGTAACTCGCGAAGCCGCTGAGCACAAGCGAAGGCCCGCTAACGTCAACCGCGCCGCCCACGAGCCCCACCGTGCTATAGTGGGGCTCTTCAATGCCAGCCCCGCCCGCTTGCGCCGCAACTACCGGGGTACCCAAAATCTCAATAATCGTACAAGAAACCTCACCGTAGCCGCCCGCGTTATAAGGCGACGGCCAGGGAGAGCAGGGAAACAGCCAGGCTGTAGCATTGCCTACGTTAGTAACTTGCGCCACTCCCACAACACAACCGCCGCCGTAAGGCGCGTTTCCGATTGACTTGAGCAACTCAAAGCCCGTAGGTATGCCCGCGCTTACCGCCCAGGGAGAGGCAAAGAGAGCAACCGCAATCAGGGTGTTCCCCGGAGTCGGAGCCCGGTCAAGCGTTACCGTGATATTGCCGTTACACCCGGTTGCGTTTTTGTATTGAACGACGTTTGGAATTTGCGCCATGCTCGTGCCGGAAAAGGAAACCTCCGCGCGCAAGGTGGGAATTCTATTCCCGAAATTCGCAACCGGAAAATTCTCGAAACCCGCGTAGCATAGCCCCCGGAAAGCCGGGGTCAAGTCTTCGCCTTCGTTCTCCTGAATCAACTCGTACACGTCCTGGTCTTCGGTTCCCTGGAAAATATCGGGAGCCGGGTATATGCTTGCCGGGGGTCCGCTCATCGTCCCGCCGGTCTCTATGTGTGTGTCGCCATCCGGCCCCCACCATTGCACAGGGTTGCCGGTTGCCCGCCCTTCGGCATCCGTCGCCGCTTCGCTATTAATTGTAATCTGCCCCAGGTAGCCGCCGGAGCCGTTCGGCTCCGCCGCTATCGTTACGCTTTGCCCCGCCGTAAGGTTTTGCAAGACTACAACCGGAGCCGTTCCACCGACATTTCCGAACGGGAAAGCCGCGTTTTCCGCTCCGACAACTTCCCAAGGTACCGCTTGCGCCGGGATATATGCCTGGGTCTCTCGCCCGCCATTGACGGAAACTAGAACCGGGAAGCCGCCGGCAGATAACGCCTGATAGTTGTTGTTAATCCCGAGTTGCAGAACGCTTGCCCCCGCCGGAACCGTTACGGTTGTGCCGTGTCCGACCCAAAACGCCTCAATCAAATTCCCGTCGACGTCCGCGAATGCTCCGCAAATTCCGCCCGCCCAACCGGGAGCGCTCCCCGCGACAAACCACTTTGACGGGTAGTAAGCCGGCCCGCCGGCTTCATAAATAATCTTAGTGTCGCCCCAAATCCGAATGATGTTTGCCGGCCCTTGACAGAAAGACACCGCGAACGAAGCGTAGTAATGATATGTCGTTGTACTGGTCGAGAGCCCTTTTTTAGTTTCCGAATTCTCAACTAAGCCGGGACACCATATCACGTTTCCGCCGACGCGAAAGGTTCCATATCCCCAAGCAACCGGAATCCCGTTCGCCGAAGACACTACTTGTAGGTCGCTCAACCTCGGCCCCTTGTTGTCTGTCGGAAAGAGCAAGCCGCCGGCTAAGCTTCCCACCATTGCCCCGAGTTCCGGTTGCCCGATTAGAGCCCCCACCGCGAACCCCGCAACCGTTAATGCTATTCTCGCCATTATTCAACCCCTGGGATTGCATAACACCCGGCAACCCGCCGCAACCACTTCGCGTTTAGTTTGTGTTCAAAGACCCGACCAACCCCCGAGTAAGCGTGGATGATTCCACGATCTGTCACTATCGCCGCATGACAAACCGACACCGGCATTCGCATTGCCAGCACGTCGCCGGGCTCGCGCGCTTGAATCGGCTTCCCTATAAGCCGCTCTCGGCAAACTTTCTCAACCGGGCCATCGACGGGTTGTTCCGGGTATACTGCGTACTCCGCGAGCCAGTCGCCCAGGAGCAGGTCGCGCATAACGCAGAGAACCAACCCGACACAATCAACCCCGCGCGAGAGAAGCCGCCCCTGGTGCTGAAAGGGTGTGTTAATCCACCGGCGCGCCTGGTTCACTACCACTTGACGCGAAACTGTAACCACGTTAACGTCCGTTTCAGGGGCAAGGGGTCATAGCGAAAGAGCCGCGCTTGAGCCGCGCGCGCTCCCCTATCACTATGGCCCCAGCCCCGCCGCCGGCGGAACCGGCTAGAATCGCACACCCGCTAAGGTGTCGCGTTTGGATAATTCAAAACTAAGTCTTCGCCGGGTATGAAGGGCTCGCCCCTGAAATTAAGAATGTTGCGGTACCTCATACAACCCGTCGAGGCGCTTACCGTTCTGTCACAACCGGGGGTAATTGTGAAAGTGTCGCCCGCCGCCGGCGCGATTGGAAAGGGAAGAAACATTTTAAGGTCCGCCCCGTCCCAGGTCTTAACCTCAAACGATTTCCCCCTAAGCGCCCCCGAAGTGAAAGTAACAAGCCCGTTGTCAAACCAGTGAACCGGAGCCGGAGACAGGGGAGAGCCGCCGGTATTCTGCAAACCCGCCGCCGGGGTAAGGGTCATTGCATCCGGGCTTGACGCAACCGAGCCGGATTGAGAGTAGAGCGACAAATCAATGTTGCAATAAAACCTCTGATTAAAAACGTCGCCCGCCGCCATGCTCCCGAATTCCGCGCGACATACCGGCCCGTAAGTATGAGCGATTCCCGTCGAAAGCTTTTGCGAGAGCCCGCGCAGTTCCGCCGTAAAGAGCCCGTTTAACATTTTCACGTTCCCGAGCCAACCGGCGCGCACGCACATATCACCCATGCTCAAATCGGCCCAATTGACTACCCGCTCTTCAACCCGCGCGTTGTCATATACGCCGGCGCGAATGTCGGAAACCGTGATAGACGCCGAATCAAGAAAGCCCGTCACTTCGGCATTGTCGACGGAAAAATCCGAACCCGACTCGCTCGCGGAATTTGAAAGCCCGGTTTCCGCCGCGTAAAGTACCGGCGCGCTGTCGCCGGAAGCCTGATAAAGCAAGTCTCGATCATGGGTTGTGAACCCCATAACCACGCCGTCCGTTCTCGCCACCTTCCACAAGACCGCCAGGGTTGTACAATCCGCGCCGAAATGCGCGTAGAGTTCCGCTGAAATTGTTTTCATTTGTCTGCCCGCAATGTTTCGACGTTGAGCGCGACCCGCCCGATGCGAGCCGCGCCTCTTGAGTCTAGCTCGCTGCCATCGACGCGAGTACCGCGTCCAGTGTTGCGCCGCCGCCTTGCTGCCTTATCTTTTGCATAACGCTCCACTTGTTAAGGTATTGCAGATAAGCATCGGGCGAAGTCTCCGCCGCAAGACATACCGCGCAAGTACCCGGCAAAGACTCTTCCGTCGCCGTTTTCCATGTTGGATAATCAAGCGGAAGTCCCGCAATTGCCGGAGAGCAAGCCGCGCCCGCCGCGCCGGGAGTGGAATAGACCGTCGCCGGAGCCGGAGCCGGAGCCGCCGGAGGGTTGAGTACCGGGTTAAGAGCCTTCAAGGTTTGAGCGGTAGTGTCAACGGTTCCGCCGCCCCCAAAGGGCGTGCCCGACCCCGCCGCGTTTGCTGTCGGCAAGGTCTCAGGAGTTGCCGGAGCCGCCGGAAAGATAGAAGACTTGAACCGAGACACTGCCTCGGTGAGTCGCGAGAAAGTCATAATTGAAAAACCTCACTTTAAATTGTCGGTTGCCGCGCTTCCAGGGGTTCGGCTCCCTTCCATATCGCGGAAAAACTCCGCCGGGAGCGCGGAGCGGGGTACCTCTGGAAATGCTTTTGACCGCCAGGGTTGTTTCCAGGTGTTCCGAGAGTGCCCGCGAGCTACCATCATTTCGCCCGCCGGCTTAGAGGCAAGTTGCCCCGCGCGCGCCGCCCCCATTGCGAATGTCGAGTCTTCCGCCGTTTTCAAATCGGGGTACTTGTGGCCCAACCACCAGGAACGGCGAAAACATTGCGTGCTTCCACTCGCGTAGGCTCCCGGCCCGGTATAGCGGTATTCATAGGCTCGCGAGTCGCCCTCATTCCAGTAATAAAACCGATGATAGCCGGCAACCGCCTTGCCGGAAGAAATGAGAAGCCCTACCACGTCCGCAATCCGGCCCGGCGCGTACCAGTCGTCGTCGTCCCAACTTAAACAAATTTCTCCGCTCGCGAGCCGGCAAGCCCAATTGCGCTTATTCCCAAGCGAACCTAGACCCAAAACAAATGCGTAACGGATTCGCGGGTCATAGGGAATTATTCCGGCAACCGGCTCCGCTCCGTCGTCAACAATGATTAGCTCCCGGTCTTCCCAGGTCTGCGAAAGAAAGCAATGTATAGCCAGGGGAATGTATGCCGCGCGGTTCGCTGTCGGCATAATGCAAGAGACTTTCACTCTCCCCTCCTACGTTGACGGTTGAATCCGCCTTTCAATTAGCGCCACATCGGGCCATGTAACAAGAGCCTTGCCACCCGCCACGTCACTAGGCTCGATAGCCGCCTGGCACTTGTCCATATCAAACCTAACCGGGTAATGAAACTCTCCCGACCAGGTGACTGCCCCCGCCGGCGGAGCGTTGAAAGTCAGGAGTCCGGTTGTCTCGTCAAGCGTCCAGCCGGAATGTTGAACCACGCCGGCAATCGCAACCGAGACCGTATCCCGGCAATAGGTACCGTCAAACTTCTTGACCGCCGAAGTTACCGGCTTAAAGATAGGCTTCGGAACGTCGAGCGCGCCGGCATAGCTGTTTTGCAATTGATAAACACACCGTGTATAAGGCGAGTCTTGAACTAACGCGCAGGGTTCGTTCTCCGCCTGGCAGTCCAAAACATCATAGAACCGGAATATCTGAGCCCGGCCCCTTGCCTTGAGCCACATTGCCCGCACTTGGCAGAAATATGAAAACGCCTTATGGTCAAGGGCAATTTTCCACTCCCCCAAAGGGAGCGCCCAATTCTGATTAGTTTGTTCAAACCCCGAGAAGCCTTGATTGACCTGAGTTGACCAGGAAAGCCCGCCTTGCGCCTGATAAGCAATGTCGCGCGGGAATTCGATTTCAAGCATAGTTGGAAACCCACAAGTGAGAAGTTGGGAACGGACGCGCGGAGTGGGGTAGAGAATCGCCCTACCCCCGGAGACCCGTCCGCCTCCGTAGCGACCCGCAAGCCGCTTATTCCGCGCGCGAAAGTGTTAGGAATTTCTGGAATGAGCGCGCGTTGCAGAACGCACGCCGTCGGTAATGATCTGAGATTGAGACCGCCGGAAGGAATTCGCGTCGGGTGTCGAAATGTTGTACTGCTGATGTATCGTTAGGGGTCTCATTTGCTGAACGGAAAGCGAAGGAATAACCGTGCCCGATGCGCCGGGTACAAATAGCTCCGGGTGTCTTTCCCCGACAACATAGGCTTTACCCGGCATTGCTTCGCCGCCGCCGGCCAGGAACCCGCCGAAGACACCCGCGAGCGACCCGAGCGCGTGCCCGATGCCCCCGAGAATTCCCTTGAACCCCGAGCCCAGGGAAGACATAAGACCGCTAAGCCCGCCGCCTTCGCCGCCTTCATCGTCGCCGCCCGTATCGCCGCCGGCCCCGCCGAATAAGCCGCGCGTCCCATCGGCTATTTTCACATAAAACGGGTTGCCTTGAGAGCCGTCCGCCTTCCCGCCGATTCCCAACTTGCCCAGGATACCAGAGACCGCCTTTTGCTCTCCGGCCTTGATAATTGACTCTTCAAGCTGTTGCGCGACCTGTTTAAAATTCGCCTTGCCCGTCACCACAAGCCGCGCGAATTCATCCTCGATCTGGTCAATGGAACGGGTAAAAGCGTTCGCGATTTCCGCCCCGGTTTGCTCTCCGGCTATCTTTATTTCTTCAAGGTTGCGCCGGAGAGTCTCCCCGAAGGTAAGATTACCCCCGAGCCGGTCAAGCTTCGCTAGCCAGGCTATCAGCTTTTGACCTTCCGGGTTCGCCGCTATCATCTCTTTCGTCAAACCAGGGAAAGAGTCGGCTAGCTGTTTAAACGACCTGTCGGAAAGTTCCGTCTCTTGCTCAAGCGCCTTAAAGTACGAGCGGAGTTTGTCGGTTTGAGTCCCGAGCGCCGCCTCCTGTTGCGCCGTCAAGTCAAGCGCCGGCCCATGCGTGAAAGTCCCGAGACCCGGAACCGGGGGCATCATTTTCTTAGTGAAGTCAATTTCCGGCGCGCCGCCCGCCGCCGCGAAAGCCTGGCCCCACTTCGGAAGCTTCGGGATTACGTTGGCAATGTCTTCATACTTCTTTCGGAGAATCTCAAGCGCAAGCGCCTGGGCTTGTGTCGCCTCAACCTGAGACCCGCCCGCCTTGACATACTTTTCGATTTCCCGGATAGTCCGGTCATACTCAAGTGTAATCGCGCGCGCTTTGCTGTCGTGTATGTCAAGCGCCGCAATTTCATCTTTCTCTTTCTCGATTAGAGCCGCGAGCGCGTCCGCGTGGGTCTTTGTGGTAGTGGTAAGCTTGTTGCCGGTTTCGGACGCCGCTTTCTGCCCTTGCGTCAAGCTATTAATACGTGTTTCGAAATCGGTTTGACCCTGTATCGCGTCCTTAACCGCTTTGTCAAGGTCGCGAATGTCTTGCGGAATTCTCCAGGGAACGTGGTACAAGTCCCACCAAAGCTTAGACGTTTTCGCAATGACCCCGCCCAAACCTTGTAGCCCTATCATCCAATCTCGGATATAAGGAATAGCCTCCTGGCCGATAGTAAGCGCGAGCGCGCTAACTTGCGCCTTCATTTCGGAAACAGCGATAGTAAATTGCCGGGCTTGCGCCGCGCTCGCCGCGTCAAAGTACATTCCGAATTTTCGGGCTTGCTCAATCGCCGGCCCGTAACCCTGCTCCGCGAGTATTTTCAGGGTTGAAATGTTCTCTTGCCAACCCTTACCCAGGAGTTGATTAAGGGCTAGGTTTCGCTGTCCTTCGTCATGCAACGCAAAGATGTGAGCCAGGACGGTCTGTATCCTGTCGCCCATCGGCTGTAAGCCAAGCTCCGCCGCGCCGCGCGCGCTTCCCATCATTTGAAAGAGCGCCTTGTTTGTCTTGCCCCCGCCCTCGGCTGTCTTTTCCAGGTTCGCGCTTGCCCGCGCAAGCGTAGTTGTAAGCGATTCAAAGTTGCCGCCGGTCTCTTTCGTTAGGGCCATAAGCCCCGACATTTGACCCGCCGCAATTCCGGTTTTCTCGGAAGACTCGAATACCTTAGAGCCAACCTCCGCCGCGTGCACCGCGAGCGCGAACATACCGCCCGCGAGCGCCGTTACTCCGCCCAGGACCGTACCCGAGAGAGCAACCCCGAGCCCCCGCCCCTTGCTCGCCGCAATGTCGAAAGCCCCCGCCGCCTTGTCGCCTACGCCTTCCAGGAGCAATCCGACCCGCTCCGCTCCCGGCCCGAGAGCCCCGAGCGATTCCCCGATGCCGGCAAAAGCCCCGCGAATGTCCCGCCCAGTCTTGCGCGCCGCTTGCGACCCCTTGTCCATTCCGGTTAGGAATTTCCCGGTATTGCAAGTCAGTTCAACAAAAATCGTTCCGAGTGACCACGCCATAAGATTACCTTTTCACTTTCGCCGGCCCGCACTTGAAAGCCGCCGTTACCGCCGCGATTTGTTCCTGTAAGGTCTGCCGTGTTTCCGGTTTTTCGCCGGGAATAAATTCCAGGGGGCTTACCAGATTCGCGTCTTTCCCCCTGAACGGGCTCGCGTTGTAAATCGCCGCCGCGATAATACCGCTCCGCAAAAAGGCCCGCCGCTCCGCCTCTTGCTTGCGCTTGAGTAACGCATCAAAAGCCGCAGGAGACAGTCGGCCAAATTCGCTATCAGTAAGTCCAAGGTCAAACCTCGCTATGCTCCAATAGTCAAGCCAGGTTAAAGGCTTTTCGCTGTCTCCGCCGGGGGCTCCGCCGCCGGCGGTTTCGTAGGGTTTGCGCCGCGCTTAGCCTTCTCCCAGATGTCAAGTAATGCCTTGCGTGGCTTCTCGGAGAGTACCGCCGCGTAAGCTTCAAAAAGTTTCTCCCCGATCAAATCCTCGTTGGAAATGTCCATATAGGAGCGCAAAACCCCGAGCCCCTCCTCGCCCTTATATTCCGGGCTATTCCCGATAACCGCCGCCCAAAACATGATAGAAAGCGTTGCCGGGTTCAGGTTTGACCACGCGCGAAGCCCGGTCATATCAAAGCCGGTTTTTTCTTGAATAAGCGCAAAAGTGTTGAAGTCAAACGAGAGTCGGAACGTCCGCGAGAATTGCTCTCCCGAATCATCGGCCAGGTCAAGCTGCAATACAACCGCCGGAACAATGCGCCGGCGGAGCGCCTCAGTCTTTGCCATATTTCCCCCTTAGACAGTCAAGAAAAGTAGGGGAGCCGGAAGGGGTCAACCCGCCCCGGCTCCAAAATCACCGCCCGAAAACCCGCGCGCCGGCTATGCCGCCTCGGGGGTATAAGTTGGAAGCCCGGAAACCTTAATCTTGATAGCAACCGTGGATTCCTTATCAAGAGGCATATCGACGTTGTACTCCGTCACGAGACCGTCAAAAGACCAAAATCCGGGGGTCTTGTTGCTGGGGTCCGCAATCGAAGCCGGAGGAAGGGAGAGAGTGAAGGGTGTAACCGCTTTTGCGATAAGCGCGTCCTTGACCGCCTGTTGCCCCGCATCGCCCGGAACATAGTTGACCGTCGTGGAAACTTCGCCGGGGTCCGTCAAGGTCGAAATAAATTCCTTGACCCCGTTTGGACTCTGCGTATTAGTCACGTCGGCTGTATCGTTTTTCAGGTTCGGCCCCGCGAAAGACTTCGTTTCGCCAACCGTCGTAAATTCGGGAAGCGTTCCAACAACCGTCCCGATTTTCAAAATGAGCCCCACTCCCGGAAATGCGTGGCTCTTTGTGTAAGTGTCATCGCTCATGCAAATTAAACTCCTCGTAAGGATTCAGGATTCAGGATTCAGGGAAACCCTGAACCCTCAAGCCCGGCCCCGCCGGGTTATGTAAGATTGAAAGTGGAAAGCGCGCGGAGTGGAAATCGCCGGCGCGCGCTAAGCCGGGTTGATAATCCAGATATTGAAGTCAAGTACCGCGCAATACAGGAAGGGTCCGTACTCAAAAGCGTCAAGTTCGCTGTTTACAAACACGCCGGCAACCCTTGTTCCTTCGGAAAGCGTGTAGCCCTTTAAGGGCTCAAGCTCCTTTCTAACTGGCAATTGCAATTGCTTCGCGTCTCCGTAACTCCGCCCGTAACAGTCGATTTGAACGCGCTTCATTGCCGTCCGGTTGGTTCCCTCTGTCGAGTTAACGCTTTGCCGGCCCACAATCGCATAAACGAGCGCCGGCATGGTGGAACCTTCCGGGAGTTGTTGAGGGAAAACCCCAACCGTACCGTCCGCGCGCGCGTAAGGGCTCCCCCCGAGTTGCGCCGCGATTGCCGGCGCGCCGGAAAGGAAAGCGAATAAGCCTTGCTCAAACATTTTTGCGAATCTCCTCGGTCACTATCCGGTTTGCCTCTTCCACAAATCGGTTCAGAACCTCTTCGGCTTTCGACTCGAAAGCCGGTCTAACGAACGGTTGCGCGCGCATAAATGAAGCGCCGTCGCTCCGCCGGCCCTTGCCGCCCCCGAGTAGCGCCGGAAGCTTTGAGCCCGCCGCGCTCGCGCGCCGGCCGATTTCCTGAAAGAGCCCCCAAAAGGTATGCTTCGACGGGCCAACCCTCACCGACGCCTGTAAATCGGAATTCACTTCAACCCGCGCGCCGATATGCCGGGCCAAGTCTCCCGGTATACGTACCTCTTTCGGGTTTTCGCTCAGTTTTACCTTGTCAAGCTTAGGCGCGCGCGCTTCCATTTCCGACCGCCACACCTCGCCCGCCGCGCGGAGCGCTTCGCGAAAGAGCCGGCGCGCCACCGCGAGCGGAAAGCGTTCAAGGTTCCGCTGCAATTGCTCAAGCCCGTCGACCTTGACGGTAAATAATTCATTCCCGAAAGTGCCCGCCATTATCGCCCCGCCACTTCATACGCGCTGTCGTTGCGTTCAATGCACATAAGCCAGAGTACGTGGTGTTTCTCGTCCGGGTTCTGAACGTCGAGAATTTGAAATTTCCGCGTCACTGGAACCGCCGGGCTTCCGATGTTCTCCGTAAACCAAACGTCCATTTTCGCCTTGACGCCGGCAAGCCATCGCACCGTAACCCGATGGGTAACTTGTGACACTACCTGTTGCGCCGCGTACATTTCCCGCCCGTTGACCGCCTCAATTTTAGCGGGTACCGTTGCGAAGACCGTCGCGTCCGCCGTCACCGGCCCGCCGAACGTGTCTTGCTCGCTCGCCAGGTTCATAATCTGAACCGCGTGCCGGAGTTGCCCCGCCCGTATTCTGTCGTTTCTCGCCATTGCGCCTCCGCTCCGCGATTCGCCCCAAGTCAAGCGCCGCCGTCTCCGCGCCGCGCATCCACGCCGGCCACTCTAATACCTCGCGCGCCGCCGCTTCAATTTCCCGACCTACCGGCCCGTTAATTGTTTTCATATGCGAACATTTCAACCATTTCCGATTGTAGTAATGCCTTAACCCCCATCGGAAGCTCAATAAGCCGCGCGTCCGTGGTCGCTTCGCGGTTCTCGTACAGGTGCCCCGTCATTAGCAGAATTGCAACTTGAACATTTTCCGGGCAGTGATTCTCTATCACTCCGTCGCCGTAACTCCCCGCCACAAACTGAACCTTGACGGAGCCCGGCAGGTACTGTTGCGTGTAGGGCCAACAAAGCCCCGGTTGCGGTACGATGCAACCCGGCTCCGAATCCGCGTCCGCGTAGTAAAGCGAAGGGTCAAGGGTTTGAACCGTTCGGGAAGGGTCAAGGTAAGTAATGCTCTTGACGGAAACCAGGGAAGGTCTCGGAAGTTGTATGCGGTACCCCTTCCGGATATTCGAATAATTCCACGCGTCGTGCCGATCTGTCGCCCGCCCGGTACCACTCCAAAACGGGTACAGGGGAAAATGGTCAAGGGCTCGTTGCCAGGTCTGATTAAAAAACGCGCGCCGCGTCTCGTTTTCGCAAAGCCGGCGCGCCGCCGATATGTAGGCTTGAATTATCGCGTCGTCGTTGTCATTCGCAACCCGGCAATGTTGCTTCGCCAGGTCAAGCGTTATCGGCTCCGCTTCGGGCGGAGTAATCAGTTTCAAATTGAGTATCATGGTTGCCCCAAAGAAAGAGAAAGCGCGGAGCCGGGAAAGGAGGAGGGAACCCGGCCCCGCGCCTAACTACAAACGAAAGGAAACGCCGAAGGCTATTTCTGCACCAGGTTGACAATCGGGTGCGTGCCGGCATCGGTTCCCATACCGCCGGCGCGACAATAGCCGATAAAGCCCACTTCCAGGTTGTCCATATAGCGCTCATTCAAGCGCACAATGGCGAGCCCCGGCTTGACTTCGCGGAGCAGGTACCCCTGTTTGTAATCGCCGTACTGTAAAGCGACATTACCCGTTGCAATATCGGGAAGGGACTGATTCAGCACAACCCGCTTGCCAAGCAACATATCAAACGAAGACGCCGTAGGAGCGGGAATGTACAGGGGACGCGAGAAGCCGTCGACAACCCCCAAGAGATACGCGCGGGTGTTGCTGTTCATGCTGAAAACCGCGTCTTGCTCATAAGCCGGGTCAAGCGCGCCGTACAGCTTGGCAATGTCTCCCCAAGCGATAGCCGTGGAACTGGCCGAAGTCGCTCCGGTTGTTGCGGCAGTGATAATGCTTTCGATATTCTGCGCTACCGGAGTTGAGCCGCCGGAGAACGAACCGTTCGTTACAAGATTCGTCAAGCCGCGATAGTAGCGCTTGCCGAACTGGTCGCGAATGAAAGCGTCGACGTCAAAGAAGGAATCTTGCAATTCCGGCAGAGAGACCTTGATAACATCGGTTTTCAGGTTGTCAACCGCCAGGACATCGTTAGAAAGCGAAGGGTCCGCCTCGCTCATGTTGGAAGGTTCGCTGTCAAGGGTCAACAGGTTCCCCGTGTCGTTGCTGAACGCAATTTTCATCGGAGCGCCATTGTCGGAAGTCTTCATATTGACCAGGTTGAGAATTCCGCCCCAGGCTTTCTTCGCTTCGATCAAAACAGGGTAGAATTCCTGGGGAATGAAAGCCCCAGCCGCGCCCGTGGTCAACAGGTCGCGCTGTTCAGCCCGATCATTACCGGAGAACCGGCAAATATCCGAGCGATCGCCAAAGCGGATAAACCGCTCAAACTTCGAACGGGTTTGCTTGCTCTGGTCGACGTCCGCATTACCTTCGCCCGGTTGAGCGCGTGGAGGGGCAATCGTTCGGCCCTCTTCGGCAAGCGCGCCGCCAACTTTGGAAAGCAAACCAATCCGCTCTTCCAGGGCGCTTGCGTCCTCGGACATTTTCCGAGCGTTCGCCAAATCTTCCACCGTTACGGTCTCTTTCAGGAGAACCGCCTGGGCGTCATGCAGCAACCTATTCCGTTGGTCTTTCAGGGTTGTCAAATCCATAAAAGTTGAATTACCTCAAAGTGAATTTCATTTCCGGTTAACTGGAAATGCCGTACCGTTCTTTGCCTTGACAACCGATAGCCCAGGCTATAGCCTCAAGACCCGCGCCGCCGCGCTAGTCATCGAAGACCCCCGCCGTAGCGGACGCCGCCGCGCGCTTGAATCTCAATTGAAATGGGGAAACTTGTTATTTCGTTGCGGAGCGCTCAAGGTGCCAGTCAAGCCCGCTCGTTATGGTTGGACGGGTATGATTCAGAACCGAGTCAACGTCCGCGCGGCGCGCCGCGATAACCGCCGCAAGCGCGTTCGCGCGAGCGCGAAGCAAGGAGGCTTCGGGCTCTTGCGCCGGCGGAGCCGCCGGAGCCGGAACCGAAACCGCCGGAGCGCCGCCGGCCCGATGTTCGCGAACCTCTTCCGGCTCGCCATCCGGCCAAAGGGAGCGCGCTGAAACTGTCGTTTGCGGGTACGCCGGATAAGTCACCGGGGAAACGTCGTACAGGTCAACGTCAATCAACTCGCGGATAACCTGAAAGGTTCCGTCCGCCGCCTTCTCTTCCCGCCAGTTTTGCTTATTGACGGAGAAAGCGAAGGAACACTGGTCGACGTCCTTGCGCCGGATTGACGTTAGAACGTCTCGCCCGGTTTGGGTATCCGGGACGTCGCAATCGTAATTGAGCCCTACGGGGTCTTCGGCAAGCGAAAGGGTTCCCGCTTTGGTCCGACCTAAAATTAAGTTCGGGTCATGGTTGAAAAGACAGCGAACGTCGGGAGCCGCCCCGAGACACCGCGTAAAAGCGCCGGGAAGGATAACCTCGCGGAAGCCGCCCAGGTCTTCGGAAAGTTGATTATGTACCGCCGCGTAACCGCTAATGATCTTTCCGTCCTCGCTCGCGCGAATTTCCATACCCTTGAATACCCTAACTTCTCTTTTCATTTCCGCCCTCGTTACTCTTGATTTGTCCGCCGGCCTACTCCGCCGCGAGCGCCGCCGCTTCGCCGGCCCGCCGCGCCGTCTCAATATGAAGCGCCTTAAATGCGCGCTTGAGTTCCGCCATTGCCACCTGGTCCGTATCGTTCGCGTCCCATCCCGCCGCGCGCTTATGAAGCCCCGGCAAGTAATCCGAAACAACCGCGCTTGACTCATTCCAGCCGTCTAAAAGACCCAGCTTCGCCGCGTAAACGTCTCTTATTTGCTCCGCCAGGCTGAGCAAAGCCGGCTTGAATACATCGGAAATAGAGCCCAAATCGCGCGAAGACCGACGGCATACGCGAGCCACTCCGTCGCGAAACATCGCAATATACGCGAGCGCAAACCGCCGCGCTTGCCGGCCCTCTTGCTCTTCCGGCTTGTCACCGGGCTTTGCCATTGCCCCCGGCTCCGGCTTCGCCGCCGGCTTCCCGCCGCCGTTTTCCGGCAACAGGTTGTCAAGGTTCTGCATGTTTACCGGCGCGTAGTACACGTCGCCGGCCCCGCCTATCGGGTTCTCTCCCATATCGCGCCGAACGTCATTCGCGGAAAAGAAGCCCCATTGCCGGCCAAGCGCGTACCCTTGCATAGTCGTTGCAAAGTCGCCGCGTAGCCGCTCGCGCAGGTCAAACTCGATTTCATACCGGCCCGAATTCCGCCCGGTTGTCGGCAAAAGCTTGCGAGCTAACTCCTGCTCCCATCGCACTACGTAGGGTCTCAGGGTGTCAGTTACAAACTGCAAAGACTGTTGTTCGTGGTTGGAGTTGCTGAGCCGGGTTGTGTCGCCGGCCATATGCGGAGGTACGTTAAAGAGCGCGCATATATCCGTCCGGGTGTACTTCCGACTTTCAAGAAATTGCGACTCTTCCGGGCGAAGACTGATTTGTTGATACTTCCAATTGCCGGGAATAACCGCCGTCCTTCCCTGGTTAATTCCGGCTTGCATCGCTTGCCAAGAGTCTTTTACTTGCGAAATTGTTTTCTCATCGGGCTTCGAACCGTCCGCCGGAGAGAGAACCCCGCCGGGGGTACTGCCGTTGCCAAAGAAGCGCGCGCCGAATTTCTCCGCCGCCCGCCCTAGCCCGATAGTTTGTTTTGCCTGTTGTACCGGAGAAAGACCCAGGAGACCGTCAAACGAAAAGAGCGGAATATGCAAAACCGCTTCCGGGGGCAAGTACCGCGATTCCCCCATCTTTTCTCCGTCCGTGGTCTTGTAAGCGATATTGCCGTCTTTGAGTCTAACCGGCTTTGTCTTGTGCGGGTGTAAGGGGTCAAGCCGCGCGACCTTGCCCGCCGCGTTTTTAGTAATCTGAGCGTAGCAATTGCCGGTTAGAGCCGCGCTCCCCGTTAACGCTTCGAAGAAACTGAACGCCGTCATTTCGGGGTTAGGTTGGTAGCGCAAGAGCCCGTACAGGTCGTGGTCAATCGCTTCTTTCCGGCCCGCATCCGTCATTTCCTTAACCTTGACGGGAAGGGAGGCAATTGATTGCGCGATAATGCGAACGCAGACATAGACCGTGATATGTTGGAGCGCGGTAAAGTCGTTAATATTCTCTCCGCTCTCCGTCAATTCCCCGGAAAACAACCACGCCCAAAAGCCCGGCCCCCCGAGCGGTACCGCCGGGTTGTTGAGTGGGTTTCCGTCTCGCGCCTGGCCATAGCCGTACACCGCCGCGCCGATACTCGCGCCTAGCCGTTGAAATAGGTTCATGGTTTTTCTTTGCAATGGAATTTAGGGTGAGAAGGGCGCGGAGCCTGAACGCCTCCGCTCCGCGCCGCGATACCTGCCGTACCGCCGGCGGAGGGTCCGCTCCGCCGCTTCCCCGGCTCGCGCTTCGCGAAGCGCGAAACTTGATTAGATGGTAAAAGGCTTGAAGGGCTTCGCCTCTTCCGGCTCAATCATCGCCCGCGAGAGAGCCATTATCGCCGCCACGACGCCGTCAATCTTGTTTTCAGGTCTTTCCTTGTTCGGGTAAATGTTGTCTTTTCTGTCATAGTGACAAACGATATTACTTATCATCCATGACATTACCGGATTGCCGTCGTGGTGAAACCGCCCGGCGCGAATGAGCGCGTCAAGTTCTTTCATCGGCTCCGAGAAGTTTAGAACGGTCGGCTTGACTTCCACCATTTCAAGCCCCGACTCGATTAGATGGGTTGAAATCTGCGTAGCCTGAGTGGGGTCAAAAGCGATTTGTACAACTTCGAACCGCTCCGGCCAACCCTTGATTTCTTCCTCGATTTCGTCAAAGCTTATGATTGTTCCCGGAGTAACCCGAAGGTGCCCCGACTTAACCCAGCCGACATATTGAGAGTTTTTCGAATCGCGAACCGTTTCCTCTGGCAGATAGAACCGGGGAAAGAAATAGTAATGTCGGAAGGTTTTGCCGGGGTCTTCTTTCCAGGCTTCGCCGCGTCCGTCCAGGTCTTTCCAGAAAATCTTGACAAGCGCCGCTATGTCAATCTTACTTGAAAGGTCAAGCCCTCCCATACACCGCGCGCCTTCAAAGTAACTTTCCTTTAGCTCCGCGTCCGAGCACGCCTTCCACTTGAACATATCCGCCCATGCAACGTCCGCATTGCACCATATGTTCAGGTGTTTCGTTAGGAAATTGTTTTGAGCGCTGGGGGTCTCAATCGCCTTTTGCGCGAGTTGCGCGACAACTTCCGGCATGACGCTAACCCTCCAATTAGGGTTAGCCTTCGCCCAAGTCTCCGGCTCCGTCCAGTCGTCTCCAGGGACGGGCGGGTCCGCCTTGTCATCCCCTTCGTCAATTGTGTAAATAATGCCAAAAACGGAATCATCTGAAATGGTACCGTTTAGAACCTTGACAGTATAGGAGCGAACCTCGAAACAAATCCCCGCCTGGTCCGTACCGGCGGTTGTAATGACCCATAGCAAAGACTGGTCGCGCTTGCCGGTTCCGGTCTCAAGAACGTCATAGACCGCGCGGGTAGGGTGTGCGTGCAGTTCGTCAATTATCGCAAGGTGAATGTTTTTTCCGTCAAGCGTATCCGCGTCCGCCGAAAGAGCCCGAAAGATACTTCCCGTTGACGGTTGAGTTAGCGCATGAGCGAGAACCTTGACCCCGAATTGCTTCCGGTAGCCCGCGCTCTTCCGGGCCATAGTTTGAGCAATTTCAAAAACAATTCGCGCCTGATCTTTCGTTGTCGCCGCTGAATAAACCTCGGCCCCGGCTTCGCCGTCCGCCGCCAAGCAATAGAGCCCGATGCCGGCGGAAAGCGTCGACTTCGCGTTTCCGCGCGGTACTTCCGTATAGACCCGCCGAAAGCGCCGCTTGCCGTTGTCCTTCCGTACCCAGCCGAAGACCGACGCCACTATGAAGACTTCCCAAGGTTCAAGCTTGAGAAGTTGCCCCGCTTTCGGCCCCTTGATATGGGTTAGGAGTTGAAGAAAGTTGCAAGCCCGCGCCACAAGCGCCGGCTTCATAATATACGGAAACTCCGCCGACTCTTGCGCCGCTAGGTCTCTCAGGTGCCGCGCGCAAGCCGCGCGCGCGAAAGCACAAGCCGGCACTTCGCCCGCCGCCACTTGCCGCGCGTACTCGCTCGCCACTTGAAGGAATGTCACTGCGTAACGTCACCGTCCGGGAGAACGTCTAGCGAATTCCAACCGCCGTCAAACAACCCCGGTTCCTCTTCCTGAGATAGCCGCTCCCGGCTCGCCGGGCTTAGTCCTAGTTCGTTCGCGAGCGCCCGGATAAGTTCGGTTGCTTTCGCCAGGGTTGTAATTAGCGGGTTGGTCGCAACCCCGCGTTGAGTGGGAACCGCGATTAAAAGTTGCCCCTTGCCATCCGGCCCGCGCGTTGCGTTCAGTTGCCGCGAAGCGTCCCGCAAGATAACAACCCACCGGCAAAGCGCCGCAAGCATTTCCGAGTCCGCCCGCTTGATATGCGGAGCCACCGCGAGAACCTCACACCATACCCCGCGCTCAAGTTCCGCGAGATATTCCGGCGGGTCCGGTCTTCCGGCGGGAACAATTAGCCCCGATCTGTCAAGCGCGCGCTTGCCGGGGTTCCCCTCGGCAAGTTTTTGCTCTAACGGTTTTGGCTTTCTTCCCCTCATAACCTCAATTTCAACCCTTTACAAATTCCCAATTTCGCGGGCATGTAAGTTTGACCAAGGCAACGGTCTACCGGCTCCGCCTGAAAACTTCATAGACCCCCCTACCCCTCTTGTCTACCCAGGAGCCCGCCCGAACCCGCCGTCCTCTTGCGCTGTCTTGCGCGAGTGGCAAGAGTGGCAGAGACCTTGTAAGTTGCCGTCGTCGTCGGTACCGCCGGCTTCTCTAGGTACGATATGGTCAACGTCCGTACTCAGTACCAGGTGGCCAGGTAGGTTAAAGGGGTTCTTACATAGCGGGTCGCGCCGAAGTATCCGGGGTCTTGTCTTCTCTCGCCAATACCGCCCGTACCCGCGCTCCGCGCTTGACTCCCGGCTCGCGTCATAGACCCG